ATGCTGTGCTGGCCGCCGCTGATGCGGGCTGTTTTGCCACCTACATCATGAAGCAGGGCGGCGTCCTGGTTCCCCGCAAACATCACCTTGTCAGAACCGCCTATGAGCTGAATGACGAACCGAGCGCCTACGGCGATCATGGTGTCCGTATTTATGGCATCTGGTCCCCGATCATTGAGGGCCGGATCTGCACTCATGCAGTGAAGTGGAAAATGGTTCGTAAAGCCGTTGACCTTCAGGAGGCGACAGCCGACCAGGGCGCTTGCGCCCCTTGGACTCGTGGCAATAACTGTCCCCCTGTTGAAATTTTGAACCATACAGGGAATGGCTCGCCAGACATTAAAGCCATGAATGAGAGCGAGCTGCAGGATCACCTCCACAGCATGAGCAAAAAGGAACTGCGTGAGCTTAATACCCGGTTAAGGCTGGTTAAGCCGAAGCGGAGAAAGGGATATAAGCAGGAAATTTCTTCTAACCTGCGGCTGCAGCTTGAGGCGGAACTCAGGTCCAGGGGCTTTGACGGTAGCGAAACGGAGATTGATCTGCTTCTGCGGGGCGGAAGCATTCCATCCGGGGCGGGGTTGCGCATTTTTTACAGGGACCAGCGTCTGCAGGAAGATGCTAAGTGGCGGCAGTGGTATTAATGCCGCCAGGAAAATAGCTAAAGGCCCGCCAGTCTTCGGCCCCGCACGCGTGTAACTTCTTATTTCAGCTCTGCTGCTTTCTGCTCACATCTTTTGTAAGCCCTGAGCCATTGTTCAGTGGTAGGCATGGTGTCCACATTATTTGGAAAAACGACCATATGCAGGCACTGGCCTGTACCGAGGTCGCCAGCCAGAAGCAGGGCAGTTTTGGTTGGTGCGACTAATTCAATGCAGGCTTTGCGCAAAGTTTATACTCCTTTTGCAATAGTTGCGGTTATGAATGGCATAGGACACATCCCATTGAAACATAAAAATAGTTTACAACGTGGAATCGGTTCTATACTGTATTTATAAACAGTGTATATGCATACAGTAAGTGATGTAAGGGAGGAAAAATGGCAGACTTTTTCTTGGAGTCGATGAAGCTCCAGCGTATTGATTTTTTTGTAAAGCTTGTAGCGGCAAGTGAATGCAGTGACGAAGAAAAGCGCCTGGCTATCCAGTGGGTATCTGAGCTGACCGACGAATTGATGGCAAAAATTAGAAGCCATGAATACAACCAGTCAATGAAGGTCGAAAATTAGAGTAACGTGAGCTGAAAACAAAAAATGGAACCCTGCAGGCGTAAGAATTTTATTCTGACGTTTGCAGGGTTGAACAACGAGCAACGCGAGGCGTTAGCTATGGGATTTCCATCACCGGCGCAGGACTACGTTGAGCCAGCCCTCAACTTAAATGACCTCTGTGATATCACAGGAAATGGTCGAGTTATTGAAACATCAGCTGGTTATGCGGTTATTAACCCCGCATTAAAATGCCCGCAAGGTGCTGATGTTCTGATCCAGGCATTCGGGCGTACGCATTTTGCAAAGATTGCCGGGCGCGCGTTTATCACCTCCGACGGGGAGGCGCTGGAAGGCGAGGCCCTGGACGATGTGGTGGTTTTAGGCAGGGTTACGCACCTCATCAACCGCACCGTTAGCGACGATAATTGTCCTGTGATCTGACGATTTCACCGTTTCCGCGTCTCAAGCGCGGTTGTGCATGTCTATAGTGCATGAAAATGAAGGATCGTTAGAGGATCGTTTATGCCCCGGCCCGCCAGTTCTGGCGGGCTTTTTCATATTTCATGCACCTGCATGAAAACCATTACGTAAAGCGGGCAGGCGTGGCGGGGCTACGAGCGCGCGCTTTGAGGTTAAAGCGGGGTCAGAAGACCATTTTTGACCCCGGCAGGCGTGCCGGGAAGGGGGCAATTCGTGCGCGTGCGGGCCGCTGTGAGGTGCGGCAAAGCGAAGCGGTGCGGAGATGGTGCTAAAAATAGGGGCGCTCAGCGGGCCTTAGATGCGTGCTGAGTGGGTCAGAGCTTGAAGCGGTAGGTCGTCTAAGGATTGAAGGCCAAAAAAAACCGCCCTGGCGGGCGGTCTGCGGGGTCAGCTGGCGCTGTCGTCGCCCAGGTCCAGGCTGTACGGTTCCCAGCGGATCACCTGCTCCCCGATCCAGTCGTTCAGCTCTTCCATGCGCTTCTGTAATGGCAGCAGCTCGTTACGGACAAAGACGCGGGCGGCCTTCTCAACGTCACCAAACCCGCCGGTGTTAGTCGGGATGATACCCATCAGCTGTGGCGGCACACGATGAGCGGCCAGCATGTCATCGCGGCTTACATTCTTGATGTTCAGAAACTCATCCTTTGCCGCTACTTCTGACAGCGGGATGATCTGAATGCCGTCTTTCTTCCCGTTCGGGCTGTACATAAACAGGTTGCGGAAGTTGCCCGGCCCTTTTGACTTTTTCAGCGCCTCCCGGATGTTATCCACGTCCTGCTGGTTAGCCGCGGGATCTGACATGTACATGATAAAGCCCGCGTGGCTACCGTTGAGGTAATATTTCCGGCGGAACATGGTCGCGGACTCGTTCAGCAGCGTGGACGGAATGGCGGACAGGTAATCCGGCAGGCCGTAAATCTCCTGGTTCAGGTCGGCTTCCATGAGATGAAAGACCCGTCCCGGCGCAAACTCATAGGGCTGCTTTTGATAGCCGTACTGCACGAACCAGTAATGATCCGGGTCAATGCCGCGCCGGGTAAACTTGGCAAGCGAAGCCTCAAGCGTCAGCGTGTCGCCTAACCGGTTTACCCGCTTCTCAAGGTAGGCGTTACCAAAGACAAGAAAATCCTGGACGAAACGGCCAAATGCCTGCTTGGACAGCAGGCGGTGCGGCTTAAAGGTGCTGACCAGAATGTTACGTTTCACCTGTATTGCGCTGCTGTGATGGACCGCTGCGCGGTACGTTCGCGCCAGTCCGTCAAGGCTGATAGGTGGCTCATACCACCTGTCTACCTGAACGCATTCCAGATAGTCCAGTAGTTCGCGGCGGTCGAGCACCGGCACAGGGTCCCCGAAGGAAAACGCTTCGGCATGTGCGCCGCCGGGTTGTTCGGTCATTGTCTGCGCGGCAGACTGGCGGCGCAGCTCCTGCGCGCGGGGCTTACGTTTACCCATCAGTAAATCTCCACAATAGTGCTGTTATTTGCCGTTGCGCCTTCAAGCGGTTCGTTAAAGAGTGCGTGCATGGTTGCCCAGGCCAGGTCCGCATGGCTGGCTTCCTCACTGCGGCTGGCTTCGTAGGTTGGGCGGTTTCCGCTGGCCGTGGTGCTTTTGCGGATCGCCATGAAAGACTGCGCGACATCGGTCATGCCCGCGTCAAACTCAAGACGACGGCTCGCGATGATGTCGTAGGCTTTAAGCACCAGGGCATTCTTGACGTTGGGGTTGTAGACAAATTCACGGACGCCGGGGTAGAACGCTTTCACGTTTTCATAGACGCCGTGGCCGACGCCGGTCGAGTCGATACCGATATAGGTCACGTTAAACTGCAGGGTCAGTTGCCGGATGGCTTCTGCCTGTGCGCGGAAGTCCATCCCGCGCCACTGGTAACGCTGCAGGATGCGGAACTTGCCGCCCGGCACCAGAGGGGGCGCGATCACAACGCACCCGGCGCTGTCACCGTTCGTCGTGCCTTTCGCCGGGTCATAGCCGATCCATACCGGTCTCTGACCAAACGGATTAAGCATCAGCGGCTCAAAATCGTCCCAGACTTCCCAGCTGTCCACCATGCAGCCCTGCATCAGCGCCAGGTTGAATACAGACGCCAGATCGTCCATAAACACGCACATCAGCAGGTTCTGATAGTCTTCCGGGCTGTAGCGCTGGCGCAGCTGCTCCAGGTCGAACAGGTCACAGCCGCCGCGCACCGCATCTTCCACGGTGATGATCTGCCGATACTGCCCATCAGCGCAGAGTGCACCACGCGCCAGATGACTGTGGGAAAGGTCAATTTCTATCTTGTCGTGCTTTGACCGGCCTTTATTGAACTGAGCGCCGGACCAGAACGGATAGGCGCTGTGCGTCAGGCTGGACGGCGTGGAGAAATACGTTTCGCGCCATTTTTTATGCAGCGCCATACCGGACGCCACTTTCTGCAGCTCCTGGAATTTCGGGATCCAGAAATATTCGTCCAGGTAGAGGTTGCCGTGATAGCTCTGCACGGTCC